TGGATGTAGATATACACCAAACTGATACTACCAGCACGAATGTAGCTAACTTATTGTTACAAAGTAGCGGTGGATCAGGAAGCTCTGTCGATATTGACCAATGCGCCAGTGGCTGTTAATACTATTATTTGCTACTAATGCCTACTCCGAGATAGGAGAAATATCAGAACTCAGGGGCAACGGAGAAATCCTAAGACAGACAGGAGGAGATAAACTTCTTGCAGAACTCGCTTTGGATATTCTTTCTTATGATAGCGTGTTTACTGGGAATGGGCGCATGGCTATTCAATTTGTTGATGCGTCTATTATAAAGCTGACAGAGCATTCCAAAATCGTCATAGACGAATACATATACGATCCCGACCCAACTAAAAGTAAACTGGCTTTAAATATGGCAAGCGGTACGGCTCGTTTTATAACAGGCGCACTAGGAAAGATAGATAAAAGAAATATATCTATCAGAACCCCATCAGCCAACATAGCTATAAGAGGTACAGACTTCACCACGACTGTAGATGAATTGGGAAGATCTTTAGTTATTTTATTACCTGATGCAGATGGAACCACATCAGGAGAAATAGCAGTAGAAACCTGGTCCGGTACGGAGATACTTAATAAACCTTTTCAAGCCACAATGGTTTCTACCTTTGAATCACAGCCTACTAGAGCGGTGGTTTTAGGGAACTTAACTCTAGGCCTTATTGATAATATGTTAATTGTTAGTCAGCCCCCAGAAGTAGTCGAAGCTGTAGAAGAACAACAAGCAGACGCAAAGACAGAACTGGATAAAGACTTCTTTGAAGAAGGAAATGATTTAGAGAAAGACTACCTAGAGGAAGAGGAAGAAATATCCAGATTGGATATAGACTTATTGAGTTTTGATTTCTTAGTGGATCTATTGGCTATAGTGGAAACAGGCTCTAGAAAGAAAACTGAATCAGGGGGAGAGTTAGACGGGATAGAACTCACGGGTATTATTCCAGGGTTTGACCCAGTGTATCAAACCTACTCCTTTGTAGAGGGGGAATACCTGTCCTTAGTTCATCAAGGGAGCAATACATTTGATATTGCATTAGATAAATACGCAGCAACTTATTTGAACATAAATACGGCTGGTATCATAATGGAGATAGAGGTAAACGGTGCAGGCGACAATACGATTATTATTTTTCAGTCTCCTTAGTTGTAGCGTTTTTGCAGGGGATAACCTGATAACACTACAAACAAAAGGCAGTGGCTCAACTATAATTATTAAACAGGCTGGCAACAGCAATACCACGGGTGTCTATTGTGGATTAGGCAGTTTTGATAATTCTTTATTGAACACGCATACTTGCGACAACGCCACTATTACTGCAAGTGTTACAGGTAATTCCAATATCGTTTATTCACAGTCCGTTTGGTCTAACCACACAGGGCAAAGTTGGATAACCACTGTAGACGGCAACGATAACTACGCAGTTATAGATATGGATGAAGATGACACCACCTCTCGGATTACACAGACAGGCGATGATAACGAGGCGTGGATATTGGGTTCGGGCGATGACAATGTTTATAAAATTGAGCAACTAGGGGATGATTACTACGCCAAAATCTATGCCTTTGGAGATGACTCTGATGTCTGGATAACCCAAGAAGGTACAGGAGATCATAATGCTTATGTACTTAACTATCCAAGTGCAGATAACAATTCAACCAGATTAATCCAAAAAGGTTCAGGGAATAAAGACGCAGATATATATTTTTACAGTGGTGCTGATGACAATGACGTTACTTTAACGCAACAGGGAAATGGAGCGCACGGTTCAAATATGAAGTTCTATACAGATGATTACGATGTAACGGTGGTTCAAAAGGGTGCCACTAATAAATCCTATATTGCCACGTTTAATTGCAGCAGTAATTGCGATAAAACAATAACCATAATGCAACAAGATTGATAAAGAAAAGTCTTCCCTTACTGTTACTGTTGGGTGTACTAGGAACACCTTTACTATTTCAAGTAGTTCCTTTAGAAATTATAAAGCTCAAAGTTTTTGATGCTTATGTGCCTGAGAAGGAACCCTCAGGTTATTTCTCTATCCTTAATATAACTGAAGAGGACATTGCACGTGAAGGCGGCTACCCTCTACCTAGACAACGGTTAGCAGAAATACAGATGGATTTATTAAACCATGGCGCAATTGGCGTAGGTTGGGTTATGGCTTTCCCACAGCCCGATAGGCTTGGTGGAGATCCCGCATTTGCAGAGACACTAGCCTATGCCCCCACCGTCTTGGCGATGTTTGAAAACGATAGCGGAGATTATCCACCGACCACAGGCACGGTCATCATGGGAGAAG